AAAACCTGTAGGAACTGGATTTGCAAAAGGCACAACCAATAGAGGTATGACGTCTGGCACTTCTATGGATAATGGAAGAGATGATGATTATTTTTTAGGTTATGGTTTTGATGCTGCAGTACGAGTAGGTGTTGATAAAGCACGTAATGCATTTATAAATCGCATTAAAAACCTTGACGAAGGCAAAAAAACAGTTTTAATAAAAAAGTTTGATGAAAGGATTGCCAGTCAAAAATCATTACGAAAAGATGCAGGACTTGGAGCAGGAATGGAGAAATCGTATCGTGATGCTGCAGAAACCAAAACTGAATTAAGTCTTGATTATGCTACTCGTGCTAGGAATGCTGCTGCAATAAATGCAGGAGTTAAAACTATCGTTGGTGATAATGCACGGCAAAAAACTAATTTAGCCACTGAACGGTATGTCAATAGGAATTCGCAGGGGCTAACTCGATTTGATAGTGGCGCCAGTACACCATATTAATATTGCTTGGTGGCAATGTCTACCATTGCATCAGCAAAGTCTGCATCTTCATACAATTCGTAACATAGATACCAAAGTGCCTTGATGAGGTCTTCCTCATAGGAGGCACTTTTCTTTTTGCCAGCACGGCTAATGTACTTAAGGACATTGCCTAAGGCAAAGTTAAAATTCCATTCTCTGATAACATCTATTGCTTGGAGTTTTGATGTTCTATAATGTTGCATAGAGACAGTATACAATGAATGATTTAGTTGTAATAGATGGTATCCGATGGATTGACAGTCCTACAGGGCGCAAACGATTGTGCTCCGCTGTTCTACGTACTGGAGAACAATGCAAACGTATTGTTAGTCCGGAAGAAGGATACTGCAAAAGCCATAACAGAATGCTGGAGAAAACAACTAACACATTAGCGTTTCGACATGGGCTTCATAGTAAGTTTAAAAAACGATTTTCTGGTGTAGGTAAAAATCTACTTAGCCGAATCGATGAACTACGAGAAGACCCTTCTCTGTGGTCACTGAAGGACGATGCAGCCTACATAACAGCACTAATGGATATTCGTGCTGAAGCAGCAGGTGAAGGCGTCTCCTACGAGCAAATACGAACTATACAGCGTTTGTACGAACAAGCGCATAGAGAATATAATAAAGGAGAACCAACGTTTGAGAGAACTTTTGTTGAGTTGGGAACGGCTATTAATAACCGTGTCGATGAGTTCGCCGCCTCACGTGATGTACTTGACCTTATACAACGGCGCACACAAGTTGTAGAAACCGAACAAAGATTGCAACATGCTAAAGCATATACACTTGAAGTAGACCAAGCATTCTCGCTTGTTATGCAATTTCTTGATGTAGTTAAGGGCGCAGTCAAAGATATGGATACCATGCAAGCAATTAAAACCGGAGTAATTAAACTCCTTCGTGTTTATGAAGAACAAGCAGGTGACATTGTCAATGCGGAGATAATAGATGAAGAAGAGTCTAGTTAACACACGTATTACTCCTAAGTCTCTAAAGAAATTTACTAGACCAGACAAACCATTGAGTGTGGCTTTGTTAGAGTCTATGGTTGAAAATCTCACCACAATTATTGATACGGTTGATTTTAGTGGTGGTGGTGCATATCAAATTGAAGGCGCAGACTTAGATTATGAAAAATGGCTTAAAACATACGCTATCCATGCTGCATCGGCTGAACTAGGCGTACATCATAAACGTGCTTGGGAATGGGCTGAAAAAATTAAAGATGGTTGTCCACCACCTGCACTTATTGAATGTTGGTTCCGTGGTGGAGGTAAAAGCACTACCGTTGAACTTATAGCAAGTCGCATTGCAGTAAAGGCAACCCGTAGGTTTTGTTTATATGTTTGTGCTACTCAAGATGCTGCTGACCGTCACGTAAATGATATTGCCAACACAATGGAAAAATGTGGAATTGAACGTGCTGTCAATAAATACGGTTATTCTAAAGGTTGGAATGCTCAAAAATTACGTACCGCAAATGGGTTTAACGTCCTTGCGTTTGGTCTTGATACTGGCGCTCGTGGCGTTAAGTTAGATAACTTACGCCCGGACATGATTATCTTGGATGACATCGATGAACTTGATGACTCGGTGAATAGGGTCGAGCGTAAGATTCGTACAATTACTCAAACTATCCTTCCTGCAAAAAGTACTGATTGTGCAATTGTGTTTGTACAAAACAGGATTCACGCTAACGCAGTTATGAGCCAAGTCATAAGCGGTGAGTTGGATATGTTGCAAAACCGCATACAAGCCGAGATTGTGCCTGCTATCTACGACATGGAATATGTATCCTATGAACGTGAAGATGGAAGGATTGGCTATAAGATTACGCAAGGCACGGCTGCGTGGGAATATAAAAATATAGAAGTTTGTCAACGTGAGATTGATGACTTTGGAATCATTGCATTCTTGCGTGAGTGCCAGCATGAGGTTGGTGTTGGAGGACGCTTCTTTCCAGACTTTAAAGAATATTCTACTACGGGAGAACCTTGGCACGTCATTGATGGCATTGAGATACAACCTTGGTGGAGAGTGTGGGGTAGTCATGACTTTGGTACAGGTTCGCCGTGTGCTTTCTATTTGTATGCAAGTGATGACAAAGAAAACATCTACGTCATAGATGAGATGTATATGCCAGGATTAGTAAGTAGTGCTCAAGCAGATGGAGTACTAAAAATTCTTGAAGGGTACAAGTTTGCTTCTGCTGCATCAAAAGATAAGTTAGATGGCAAATGGAATACACGGTTAGAGGCAATTGCATTTGATTGGGCAAATACATTTCCACCCGCAACTGTTGCTCAACGCATTGGTGAATACCCTGTTGAGATTTGGTGGAGAAAAGGACTCCCAGCCGTCATGGCTGTTAAAGACCGTAAAGCAGGTTGGAGGCGTGTCAAAGAGTGGTTAGTTGCAAGCCGTGCTGTAACAGTAGTAGACAAAACTGTAGTTAAACCACGTATACAAATCGTAAGAAGTAAGTGTCCTAACTTAATCCGTGAATTGAATAAGACTATGGCAGACCCACGTGACCCTGAAGACATTGATGGTGGCACAAAATCAGACCACGCAATAGACTCTTTTAGGTATGGACTAATGTATCGTGAGTATCCAGTAGCCTGTCCTGAAGTACAATCGGAAAAAGAATATAAACCATCGTGGCTTAAATCAGACAAAAAGGATGGTTACATTTAAATGAATACAATAACTTATGTTTGTCTAATCGTGTGTGCAATTATTTGTGCAATTAGTTCGGTATATTGCGCATATGAAATGCATTGTATTCGGCGAGGTTATCCTGCAAAGAAGCCAAAGCCAGAAAGTAGATACGTCTAATGTCCGCAGAAGGTCCAAATCCATTAAACGCTCTTAGTAACTTACTACCAGCAATTCAACAAAAACTGCGGAATCAAATGCGTCCAAAAGTTGCAGCATTTGAACAACGTATGATTGCTGGCATACCCGGTTATGAAAAACTTAAAGATGCTCGTGTAGATGACCCTAATGATTTTGGTATTGACCATGATGCAAATCAATGGACTAAAAAAGTTGAGACTAACCAAGAAGATGCAGAAAAGATTGTTAACTATGTAGTAAAGCAATTTGATATGGCGCAACGCTCTAGGCAAGAGATGGAATTGGAATGGAAGTTATCCAATGCTTACTTTGAAGGACGCCAATGGTTACGTATTGACTCTCAAGCACGAAATTTAAAAAGCATTCAAAACCCAGATGAGCCAGTACGGTATTTAACTATTCAGAAAATTAGACCTCTGATTGATGGTGTTGTTGGAAAACTGTCTCAAGTTGGTCCTGACTCTAGGGCTGTTCCCCTGTCGGAGAATCCAAAAGACAGGCTTGCTGCAGATGAAGCAAACATTATCTGCTCCAATTACAATCGTAAGTTTAGTCGTGAGACTCAATTAAAAGAACGTATTAGATGGGCGTGTGTCACTGGTACCGTGTACGTCAAAGTATGGTGGGACGCAAATCAAGAACAGACCGTGCCTTTGTACGACGCTGAAACAGGTGAGGTGTCTGGATTTGAACGCATGAAAGTTGGTGACTTATGCGAAGAAATCCTTCCATGCTTTGACGTTTATCTTGACCCAACTGCTAAGACAGATGAACAGGTTCGGTGGCTTATTCATGCTGCAGTAAAACCAATGTCATGGTTTACCGATAACTATGGAGAACTTGGTAAAGCAGTTGCTGCTAATGCTAATACAAATACTAATGCGCAAAAAATTGATTCATATATCAACGGTGGGTCAGGTGACCTTTCTGGATATGTACCGCCAAGTAGCGCTAGACTTACAAACAATGACACACGAAAAATGAGTGCTGTTGTTTATGAATATTGGGAAAAGCCGTCACAACAATACACTGAAGGGCGATTTATTGTATGCACAGACAAAATCCTGCTTTATGCTGGACCGTGGATATACAAAAAGAAAGATGCATTTCCATTTATCCCACTGCGTTGGCAACCAAGGTCTGGAACACCTTATGGTTACAGCCTTGCGTTTGACCTAGCGCCATTACAGCAGACTTACAACAGAGTGTACTCACGTATGCTAGAACAGTTTGAACAACAACGTGACTACGCTATGGTTCAACGTAGGTCTGGGATTGGAGCCGATGCTTTTAATCATACAGGTGATGACCGTGAAGATGATTATCGCACCATGCGAAAAATCTATTACGAGATGGGCAGTTCGCCTCCACAGATTTATCGTTCTCCCGGAATGGGAGGAGAACTGATTCCATTCTTGCAGATACTTGAAAAAGACATGCAGATGATTGCAGGTATGCACGATGTATCACAAGGACAGGCTCCGGCTGGTACACCTGCAGAAGCCGTTTATATGTTACAGAAAAGTGATAATACACAGCATTCATATATTCGTGCCGACATGGAAATATCTAGTGCCAAGATTAAAGAATGGGAAATTGCACTAGTAGAACAGTTTGCGATTGTGCCTTTTGTTGGTTCTACTGACGAAGAAAACAATCCATCAGAAGATATGGCGCAAGGCGTCGTTTCGTTTGAACATATTCGTAACGGTGGCAATTACCGAATTGTGTATGTACCGGGGTCTACGCAACAAGATAGCCCTGAACAGAAGTTGCAAAAACTTATGGCGTTCCGTCAGATGGGATTGTTTGGTGACCCACAAGACCCGGCAACAAATAGACTTGTTGTAACAATGGTGAATATGCCGGAGACAAGCCGTATCTTGCAACATCTTGATGAACAAGAACAAGCAATTGCTGTTGCACAACAACAGATGGCTGAACAACAAGCAGCGATGGCTGAACAACAACAAGCGCAAACTCGTAAGTTTGACCCAGAAGCAATGCAAATGCAGACTGAACTTGATATGAAGAAAAATCAAGAACAACAATCTACAAAACTTGAAGCAGATATTGCGAAGATGCGTGAGAGGTCACGATTGACGCAAGAAAATGATGCAGCAAAGTCAATTACTGAAGTGGGTCGTGAAAAACTCAAAGCAGAATTGGTGCCTCAAAAACCAAAAAACAATAGCAGTTAGTTGAAAATAGGAGTATATTTGAAATGTCTGACGAGATGATGACACAAACACTGGACTCATCAGCCAGTGCGACAGACTTTAGTGGTATCAATGACGCCACTATGGACGATGGTCGTACCGCCGCCGGGTACGATACTGATAGCATTACGGGCGTAAATGATGATGCGTATTCGGTCCAAGATGATGGGCAACCATCGCACATTCAGGGTGAGCCGGGTCCAATCCCATATGACAGATTTCGTGAAGTAAACGAACGTGCCCGACAGGCACAATCCCAACTTGACAATTGGTCTGACGTGATTACAGGTTTACAGGCACAAGGTTATCGAAGTGCAGAAGATGTGCGACGAGCATTGCAGGACCAACAACTGCAAGCCCAAGAGAACGAAATACGTACTCGATACCATGACTTGGAAAATCAGAATCTTGTGGATTCAACTACTGCCAATTTGCAAATGAACGCCGAACTAGAGGCACATCGTTATAGACAAGCGATGTCTGAAGCGAAGCAATACATGGTGCAGAATGAAAAGCAGAAAGCATTTACTCAGTATCCAGCAGCGCAACAGGCTACACAAATAGTCGATTCGCTAATTGAAAAAGGTATTGCTCCGGCGCAAGCAATCCAATTGGTAGCATCTCAAATTGAAACATTGAGTAAAACACTGAGAAGTGAAGTTGCCAAGCAAGTTACTTCAAATCGTTCTTTACCTACTCCAACAAGTGGCGGAACGACTGCCCCGAATAACAAAGCAGGGAATATGACAAGTGGCTCAAGGTCAACCCTAAGCCAACTGTTAGGTATTAATAGGTAAGGAATTACTATGGCAATCGACTTTAACGGTGCCTTAACGCTTGCGGACCATGCAGCAATTAGCAATGACCCAGTCGTTAAGGAAATTACAAAATCTCTCCATCAGACTTGGAATGCTCTCAAAGACATTCCTCTCTACACTAGTCCATCTCTTAAACAAGTTGGAATTCGTTATTTGAACTCCAATATTCCTGCTCCTAACTGGACGGGCGTAAACTCTGAGCCTGTAGCAGTCAAGGGACGTCCAAAGTCTTACGAAGAATCTATGTACCTTGTACGTAACAAAATTCTTGTTGACAAAATTTTGATGGCGCAACCAGATAGCATTATTGACCCAATTGAAGCACAAGTGCAGATTTTCTTGGAAGGGTTTGCGTACGATTTTAATGACAAGTTCATTAATAACGACCCATCTTCTCCTGTTACAGGTAACACTGCTGACTGTTTCCCCGGTCTTGGATATCGCTTGAACAACTATGCTGACTACGATATTCCATCTGAAATGGATATTTCTGTAGCAACATCACAAGCAACTCTTAAGTCTGGTTCTATTACGGCAGCACTTGCAAACGGTTTGTTCTCTGCAATTCAAGAATTGCTAGACAATATGAATGCTCCGGATGGTAACGGCGTAGTTTTGTACATGAATGAGTTTGCAAAACGTCAGATTGAATTTGCAATTCGTAGCATGGGTATTGGCGCTGGCTTTGATGTCACAATGGACAGTTTTGACCGTCCTGTCGAGAAGTATAAGGCTGCAACAATTCGTACTGTTGGACGTAAATCTGATGGTACTACGGCTATTATTTCTAATACTCTTGCTGGTCCTGCTACAGGTGCTAAGAATACTCATATCTATGCTGTTCGTTATGGAACTGGATATGTACAGGGATGGCAGAGTGGTCCATTTAAGCCTGAGTACCTTGGTCTTTCCAAGGAAAACGGAATCATGCACAATGTAGTTTTCGACTGGGGTGTTGGATTGTGGGTACCTCATACCCGTGCAATCGGACGTCTTAAAGTCGAGGCTATTGCGTAATCTAGAAAGGTAAAACAATGGCAAGAGATTCTAAATTGGTTTTTAAATTTACACGTGAAGTAACGGCTACTGCAGCGGCTGGTGGCTTGAGGATTAATAACCTTACAGCCACTGCCGGTATTACTAACAATGCATATGTGTATTTAGATGCTGCTGGTACTGCTTATAACTTTAACCGAGCAGGTTCTAACGGACTCAACATCGGTGGGTTCCGTTCTACTCTTGGTGATGCAGCAAACTTTGCAGCACAGTTGGACGTGTCGGCAATTACAGGTGACCCTGCAATTAGCGGTAATACGGCTCAAGCCGAAGCATACGTTCGTGTCACGTATGCTATGGCTGGACAGTTGAGTGCTGCTACAAACCTAGTACAACTTGTGATTGAGGCTGCATCAGATTCTGGTACAGGTACTGCAGGTACTGACTGGACAGCAGTAAGCGCTGGCGTTAACGCTAGTGCTGGTGCTGCCGCTCGGCTAATTCCTACGGGAACTGCAACAGCGGGTACATTTACGTCTACAGCACATGGACTTGTAGTTGGTGACATTGTTGTATTTACTTCTGGTACTACAGCAACTAACCTTACTGTTCAAAAACCGTATTTCGTAAATACAACAACAAGTGCCAACGCATTTACACTATCAAATACGTTGAATGGTTCAACTGACACAACGATTGCTATTACCACTTCGTTTGTAGCATATGCAACACCATTGCAAAAACGTATTGTCAGTCTTCCTGTAGCGCCAGCAACAAAACCATGGCTTCGTGTAGCAGTACAAAATATTGCTGGTGCGACAGCACAGGTGGCAAATGTTGGTGTTTGGATTCAGGATGCGTTTTACACCGTTGGTCGTGATACGGCTTCGATAGCATCGTAGTCTAACGATTTACGATTTTAACGACAAGTTCATATGATAAAGGTAAGTCTCAATGACACTAGGCGATATCAAACAAAAAGTACGAATGATAGGATTGCACCACTTTGGTAGCAAAGCCGACCAAGACCCTTTTGGTTTGGAATACATTGTCATTGAGACTGCCAATCAGATTGCTCGGCGTACGGATTGTATGTT